AACTAATGCGGGTTGGAGATCCAGTAGCATGTGGTTCTTCAATAGCAACAGGAAGTACAAATGTGTACTGTGGGGGGTAAAAAATAATAATGCTGCTATCAACTACTATAGATTTTTGGTTAGAAACAGGAATGGCAATCGCTGGCATTTTAGGAGGGTTGACCATAGGATTTTCCTACTTTAGAAAAAAATACGAAACAATAAAAGAAAAAAGAGAAGAAAGAACAATAAATCCCTTATTAACAAAATATTCTAAACACGGAACTATACATGAAATGCTGACTTCTTTAAGACTTCATTTAAATGCAGACAGAGTACAAATTGCTCAATTTCACAATGGTGGAAAATTTTTAGAGGGAACACCAATAAAAAAATTTAGTGTTACACATGAATCTTGCGGTCCTGGTATTTCTATGGAAAGTCAAAATTTTCAAAATGTTATAATAACTTTGTTTTGGTCAATTATTGAACTATTAAAAGAAAATGATTCAAAAATAAGATTAACTAGAGCATTATCTGTAGACTCTCCTATAAAAATCTATAATCAATCTAAAAATATTGAAGCATTTTGTTTGTTACCAATAAAAAAATCAGAATTGTTTGTTGGTTTTATAAAAGCAGAATGGAACAGTTTACATGAAGTTCCTGATGACTATAAAGAATGTTCTACTCTAATGGATAGATATAGATCTTTTATAGAATTGGAATTAATAAAGGACTCTTAAATGAACAGTAAAAATAAACTAGAACCATTTTTCTTTGGTGATTTAGATTTAAATATAACTCCACATCCAATTTCAAAAGATGTAATTGTTAAAGTAAATGAAAATGCTGTTAAAAGAGCAATTAGAAATTTGTTATCATTAAAAAAATTTGAAAAACCTTTTCATCCAGAAATAAGTTCTGGAATACAAGACTTATTATTCGAAAACCCAAGTCCTGTTGTTTATTCAATTTTAAAAAGAAATATAGAAGAAGTAATAAGAAAATATGAACCAAGAATAGAAGGTCTTAGCATTACTTTCACCGTTGAACAGGACAAAAATGAATTAACTGTTTCCATTCGTTTTAATGTTGTTAACCGTCAGCAAACATTTGAAACTTCCGTAATTTTGGAGAGAACTAGATGAACAAAAATAACTTAAAAATAGATGCTTTAGATTTTGATTCAATTAAAAGCAATTTGAAAGCATATCTGAAAGATCAATCCCTTTTTAAAGACTTTGATTTTGAAGGCTCGGGAATAAATATTATTTTAGATTTGCTTGCTTATAATACTCACTATCAGGCATTTTACGCCAACATGGTTGCTAATGAAGCGTTTTTAGATTCGGCAATATTAAGAAACAGTGTTGTCTCTGTTGCCAAGCAACTAGGCTATACTCCAAGGTCTATAAAGTGTTCTCAAGTGTTTGTTGATATAGAATTTTTAAATGGAAACACAGCACAACCATCTCTTCTTCTCGATAGAGTTAGAAGCGGAACCGCGTTTGTCAATCGCGGGGATGTTTTTCGAGGAAAATTTCCTAGCGGTTCATTTTATGACTTTGTTGCAGTAGAGGATATCCAATTAAAAGTTGTTAATGGAATTATTAAAGCAACAAATGTAAAATTATTGGAAGGTTCTTTAAAAACATATTCTTATGTTGTAAATACCTTTGACCCATCTCAAAGATTCGTATTGCCATCAAGCACAATAGATATAGACACTATAAAAGTTAGAGTCCAAAATTCAATTGATGATAGCACAGGACTTTTGAATATTTGGAGCAAAGCAAACGATATAAACTCTCTAAATTCTGATTCTTATGTTTACTTTTTGCAAGAAAGCGAAGATGGTAGATATGAAATTTATTTTGGGGATGGTATTCTTGGCAAAGCATTAGAAAATGGTAATGTTATAAATTTGGAATACATTATAACAAATGGAGTTTTGGCTAATAGTTGTAAAACTTTTACATATAGCACAGGAACAGTTTCTTCTTTTGCTTCACCAAGAACCTCAGGCAGAAGTACTGCAATTACAACTGTTTTGGATAGTGAAGGCAATTTTACTTCTTCTTTTGGAGGAGAAAATCCAGAATCTATAGAATCAATAAAATATTATGCACCTAGAAACTATCAAGCAAATCAAAGAGCAGTAACAACAGAAGATTATAAGACAATTTTAGTTTCTGAATTTAGTGACACAATAGACTCATTTTTTGTATGGGGCGGAGAAGAAAACGAACCGCCAGCATATGGTAAAGTATTCATATCAATCAAACCAAAAAATGGAAACAAAATAAGTTTAATAGAAAAACTAGCAATAGAAAAAACAATATTAGGTAAAAGAAATCTAGTTACTATTACTCCAGAGGTTGTAGACCCAGATTACATTTATTTGGAAATTGATACAAACACAATGTATAATCCAGCAAAAACAAATTTAAGTTTAGATGGCTTAAAAGAACTTATTACAAATCGTATATCTGATTATGAAACCGCTTATTTATTTAAATTTGGAAAAGATTTTAGAGCATCAAAATTTCTTACTAATATTGATTCTGTTAATGGAGCAATAACCGGAACAAACATGAAACTAAGACTACAAAAAAGAATAGAACCATTTTTAAATAAAACATCATCATATACAATAAAATTTTATAACTCTATTTTACATCCTATTGATGGATATACTCCTGTGCTTTCAACAACCGCTTTTGGTTATCAGGACAAAACTAGTTCAGCAACAGTAAAGCCAATTGTTGATTGTTATTTGGATGATGATGGTTATGGTAATGTTAGAATTTATAAAGTAGATGGCACATCAAAAGTTTATATAAACAGCAAAGCGGGAAAAATAGACTATGCAAAAGGCACAATAACTCTGAATAGTTTTAAACCAGAATACATAATTCCAAAAACTAACTCAGAAATAAAAGTCACTATTATTCCAGAAAAACAAGACATTAAAGCATTGAGAAATCAAATTATATTAATTGATAATGAGAGATCCAATTTTACTGTTGAGCCAGAGAGTCTATACACATCAAACCAATCAAAAACAATTTTGTTTTAAAACATAAATGTCTACTTATAAAAACAAACCATTAACTCCCTTTATATCTGGTCAATTGCCAGAATTTGTTAGAGTTGGACACCCAACTTTAGTTGCTTTTTTATCAGCATACTATGAATGGTTAGATGGTGATGAGTCAGGATTTCGTTCACCTAAAAAATTGGCAAGTGCTGTAGAAGTTGATGAAAGCGTTGACGAATTTATTAGCAGATTTAAAAATGAATATCTATTAGATTTTCCAGAAACTTTAGCAGTATCTAATGTAACAAAAAAACCAGTAGATGAAAAAAAACTTTTAAAGAATATAAAAGCATTTTATTCTGCAAAGGGAACGGAAAAAACATATGAATTTCTTTTTAGAGTCTTGTTTGACACTAGCGTAGAATTTTATTATCCCAAAAATGATATTTTAAAATTATCAGATGGCAAATGGATATTGTCTCGTTCAATAAAAGTATCAAACACTTTAGGAAATACAATTTTTGATAGTATTGGAAAAACAATTTATCAAAAAAATGAAAACGGAAATCTTATTGCTAGTGCAAGAGTTTTAGATGTCAGCGTTTATCGAGTTGGAACAAATGATATTGCTGAATTATTTTTAGGCAATATAAACGGACAATTTGTTTCAGGATATAAAAACATAGAATTTGAAGACTCTAAAGGCAATTTGAGAACAGAACCTAGAGTTTTTCCTGTATTAGGAAAAATACAAATTTTAAATGGTGGTTCAAACTATAGAGTTGGTGATGCTGTGGTTATAACTTCAGCAACTAATGACACAGGAATAAAGGGAGCAGGGCGTGTAAGAGAAGTGGATAGTAACGGTAAAATAAAAAAAATTAGCATAACTAATTTTGGTGTTAATTACAAAACTGTTCCAACAATTGGTATTAAATCTGATTTGGGAAATGGCTTTAGTGGAACTATTACTACAAACGCGATATCAGAATACGATGGCTATTATGCAAACAATGACGGCAGATTGAGTACCAATAAAGTAATTCAAGATAACTATTTTTATCAAAATTATTCTTACTTAATTTTAACTGAGGTTACTATAGACAGGTATAAAGATGTTGTTAAAAGACTTTTGAATCCCGCCGGATTATCTTTTTTCGGAAAAGTCCAATTAAAACGATGTGCTGTTGCTGCTCTAGACACAGCCTCTTCACTAATAAGTTATGAGGTTCCCTTAATAGGAAATTATAGTCCATATACTTTATTGACACATGACGATCTTGCACCTTGGTTTACAAATACTACAACGGGGTTAATTGCTGGATATGACCCAAATGTTCACGATTCTTTAATTAAAGGAAGTCTAGATTTTAATAGTGATGGCATACTGAACTCCGAAGATGTTCCTTACATGCTAGAACAAGGAATAGATCCTTTTAAAGCCCATGAAATACTTGGAAATCCAGTCACAAACGAAAGAAACTTTGTTAATCCTATTTCTGCTCAAACAACTCCAGAATTTAAAAATTCTGTCCCGTTTTGGATAATTTATCAACATCCAAATAGAAAAATAAAAAATCCTGTTGTTGCAAGAATACCATACGATTTAAAAAATGAATTCTTAAATGATTTTGGTGGGTTTAAACTTATTTCCAATACCGATTATATTAATATGGGAGTCAATCCTATAGGCAATAATAATGGAACAACAGGGTATTGGGCGGAATGGGCGGAAGGCTCTACATCTACGAGACAGGAATGGGCTTCTGGATTTACTTCAGGGGAAAGATATGTTGTTCTCAATTACAACCCAACAAAAACAATAACTGCTTCTGTTGGTGGTTCAGGCAACACTTCTCAAGATATTAAATACTCAGAATTTAGAAAAATAACTATAAATAGTTTTTTAAAAATGGCAAATGGAATTGAATTTGAGTGCAAAAATGAATCAATATCAATACCCGAACCACCAAAATTCAGAGTAACTAAAGTAAATAACACAAATATAACAAGTTCTTGGAGCACCGACCCACAATACATCGCTTTAAGAACTGATGGAAGTAGATCTATAACTTTGACAGTAGACGAAGTTAAGAGCATTTCTGGAACTTCTACATTTTTAAATATTGGTTATTACGGAGCAATTTATTTTAAATGTGATTTGTATATCGTCAATCAGAGCGGAACAGAATTTTTAATGTCTAGTGTTAGTCCAATTTCGCTTTCTAGTAGAGTGATAAACATAAACTATCCCTTTGTCAATCCATTGGTTCAAAATACTGAACCGGGAGCAATAAGTTTAGGAACAGGAGTGATAGGAACTCCATTTTTATACGACGGGACTCTTATTGCAAACAATAGTTGTTTTTATAGAGTTAAATTGTATTTAATTAATTCTTCAAACAATGTCATATTAGGTAGTGAAACGAGTTTCGACTTTAACTACCTAATAACAATATAAACCTATAAAATTTTAATATAGATAATAATATATGGCAAATTGCTCACCAATAAAACAAAACTACAGAAGACACATGGCAGAAACACTTCTGAAAGATATGAGTGTTTCTTCTAGTAACAATTACTTTTTAACATTGGGAAAAATTTCTCCTTGGGAAACCGAGTCTTCAATAACAGGCAGTACCATTCTTTCTATTCCCGAATCTTTAGATTCGGATTACTCAGAAACTACCTTTTGGAGAGATTTGTTGGCGGCAAAACGAATAACACAGGATGATATTTCTTTGGTTGTTCCAAGATATGACTGGAGAATGGGTTCTGTTTATGAGCCATACAATAACCAAACAGATTTATTTAATGATGTAAATCCTTCAAAATTTTATATTTTAGTTGATGAATCTCGTGTCTACAAATGTATAGACAACTACTATAATACTCCATCTAAAATTGCTCCTACTCATACTGATCCAGAAATAAGAAAACTTTCAGACGGGTACAGATGGAAGTTCATGTATATTATTCCAGAAAGCAAAAGAAAGTTTTTGACAAAAACTGTATATGATGAAAGTCTAGGTACAGCAATAAATCAGAGAATTATAACTCAGGGATATATGCCAGTTGAGTATGTTGATTACTTAAAAATTACAGATGAAGAAAGAACACTTCAATGGAATAATCAAGAATCTGCAACTCCTGGTGAAATTTCTTATGTTCAATTCAAAGAAAAATATAAACCATATTTAACGATAGTAAATTGCGTAAAGCCAGATGCAAACAATTTAATTCAGGAAGATTACGGCAATGGTTATACAGGAACAATAAGAATTTACAGTCCTTATTTAATTGGTGCAAATCAATTTTATAATAACTTAATTTTTTCGGTTGATTCCGGACAAGGCGAAGGACAAAGAAGGCTTATAAAATCATATTCATATTCTGCAACAGGAAGTTACGGCTCCATAACTGTAGATTCACCTTTAACTGTAGGTTTATCGGCAAGCGATAGTAAATTTTCTATACAGCCTCATATAAAAATATTAGGAGATGGAAAATCAAAAGACACTTATTTAAATAATTTTAATGCAGCAGATGTGACTGTTAAATTTGGTGAAGGTATAACATCATCAATTGATACTTGTTCTGGTCTTAACATCTACAATCAAAGTTATGTTGATTCTTTTGAGTTAGTGGACACAGGTATCAATTATACTAAAGCAGAATTTTTAGCAGTAAAAGGACTAACCTTTATTTCTGGTTATGTTGGTGATATTAATGATGTTGCTGATATTATAATTTCACCAGCAGAAGGACATGGAAGTAATGCTGTTAAAGAGTTGGGGGCTTCAACTATAATGGTTGTGGCTAACTTTAGCCAGAACGAAAAACAAAAAATTTCTGCAATATCAAAATATAGACAGTTTGGAATAATTAAAAATCCAGAACTAAAAAACCCACAATATCGTTTAAGTTTTGCAGAACCTGGAAGTGATGGTTCTTTCGTAGTAGGGGCAACAATAGTTCAATCTGCAACAGGAGCAGGAGGAATTACAGGTTATGATAATGCTACTGGAAGAATTATTTCATGGACAAGAGGAGTTTCTGGGTTTTACGGTACATCTGAACTAATTGTGGATTCTGTAACAGGGGGTAAATTTCATTCTGATACATTTGTTAGTTCAACAACCGGATTTGTAAGCAGTGGAAATTTTACAACAATTGATGTTAGCCCAAGAATTGTTGCGGGAACCGAGGGGAGAGAGGTATTAAGACTTCAAGTTTCTCCAGCACCAGGAGCACTTGGCGGAACATCCGGAAAAGAATTTAGAATAGATGGAACCGATTTTAGACCAGGATTATTTGTAAGCAGTATAGGAAATAAGTTAAACAATGTGTCAAACAGTCGTTTTAGTGGATTAATAAATCGTTGGGTTACTGCTGCTGGAATTGAATCTTTAGGAACTTTGTTTATAGAAAATCCCTCAAGAATACCAACAAGATTAGAAAGACTTGTTGAATGTGATTATTTCATGTCACCAATTAGAGGAATAACAGGAGCATCTGGTATAGCAACAATTGTTGATATTGGAGAAACCACAAGAGGAGCAACTTCTGTTTACGACCAAACAACAGCAATTTCACTAATAACAACCATAAGTAACCCGTTTACAAACAATTCTTTTGTTTCAAATACACTAATTTCTGGTGTTACAGGAACCACAACTCAAGGCACAGGTTATGTTGTAGAATGGTCGTCGGCTACAGGCTCAACGCAAGGGGCTATAAAACTACACGCGGTTGAAGGAACATTTTTGGGTACTCAAATACAATTTAAAGATTCAAACGGTGTTACTTCAAACGCCATAGTTTCGGGGATATCTCACGAAGAAGAGTTAAAATATCGTTCTGGTGAACTGATATACATACAAAATGTTCAGCCAATAACTAGAAGCATTGAGCAACGAGAAGAAATAAAAGTTATTTTTCAATTTTGAAGGGCAATAAATGGCATACGATCCAACAATATTCAACATAGATCCTTATTACGACGACTATGATTCTAACAAAAAGTTTCTTCGTATGTTGTTTAGACCGGGATACGCGGTCCAAGCAAGAGAACTAACTCAATTACAAACTATACTTCAAAATCAAATTCAAAAATTTGGTGATAATATTTTCAATGATGGTTCCATAGTTTTAGGTGGAGAAGTAGTAGAAAATAAAGTTAAGTTTGCTAGAGTTACAGGATTAACTGGAACGCTTGATATTACAGAATCTATAGGAACTCTTCTTACTGCTAATGGTTATGCAAACGCAAGAATAATTCATGCAGAACCTGGTTTGTCTGCAAGCACTTCCGATAACTTGCCAATTATATTTTTTGAATACACATCAGGCGGTGCAACATTTGCTGCAAATTTAACTGTTGGCGGAACAGCATCCGATGGTAGTAATATTTCAATGCAATTGTCAGGAATAACTTCAGGAATTATAACAGGAAATGCTTTAGGAGATGCTATTGTTGTTAGTGTTGGAGAGGGTGTTCGTTATGTTGACGGTTTCTTTGTTGCTAATGATAAACAAACAATAGGCGCATATTCTCTGACAGGCCCAACTGGAGCACAAGTAAGACAGTATAATTCCGCCAATAGTAGAATTGGTTTTAATGTTGATAGACAATTCATAACATCAGAAGAAGAAGAAACTCTTAAAGATCCAGCATTTGGTTATTATAATTACGCTGCTCCTGGAGCAGACCGATATAAAATAAATCTTGATATTAAACAATATCAATTTAATCCAACAAATAGTTCTTCTACAGATAATTTTTCAAGAGAAAATTTTATAGAATTTATAAGAATTGTTGACGGCAATGTTATAAAGAAAGAAAAATATCCAGACTATGTGGCTTTTGTGGACACATTGGCTAGAAGAACTTACGATGAATCTGGCAACTATACTGTAGAACCATTTTCTATAAACATAACAGATTCTGTTTATGGCCCAACAGGAGCAACATTAACAGTTGAGTTGGGAGCAGGTAAAGCATACATCTATGGTTACGAATTTGAAACTCAAGGTTCAACAAAACTCGATTTACCAAAACCAAGAACAACTCGCTACTATGAAGATGCTAGATTGTCTACTGTTGTTGGCCCTTATGTTTTGGGAGAACTAAATCCTTATGGAACTTTTGCAGATAGTGGATTATCTTCTTTTGATTTTTCAATTTGCCCAAAAATTCTTCTTTCTTCAGTAACAGGAAACTCACAGTTTTCTCAAATTGGTTCTGCAAATATTAGAGGAGTTCAATATGTTGGAGGAACTTTAGGAAGAAGATGGAGATTAGACCTATTTGATATTTCGATGACCGGCACGAACACATTCTCTAATGTGAAAAGTTTGTTTGTACCAGGATTAACATCTCCATCTTTAACGGGACAACAATTGTTTAATGTGTATTCTCCAACCGGTGGAGCAGAATTGCAAGATTATACCAACACTCTACTTTTCCCACATACAGCAGGAGAAGGAACAGAGTCAATAGAAGATGTTAATTATTTAATAAGGATGTCTAAAGTTGTAAAGTTTGATGCTACTGGCTCAAACACAATTTCAATATCAGATTTAAATTTAGGAGCCGACTCTAGTAAAGCATTTTTCAATTATCCCTCTGGAGTTTATTCGCCAGCAAACAATTTTTCGGTTATAAATCTTTCTGGACAGTCAGTAACCAATGCTTACGCATTTGGTGATTCTGGCTCTTACGGTCAACTGTATGTTTCTTACGGCCCACCAGGAGTGTCTGGAGTTGTAAATTTTGAAGTTTCTATGCAAGGTGTTGGCGGTAGTTATTTGTATAGACCAAAAACTTTAACAAATGCGACAATAACAGTAACAGGAGGTTCAGAAATTCGTTATGAGGTTGGAACTTCTGGCTTAGGTTCAAACGGTAAAGAGTTTTTATATTTAAACAAATATGTTGATGTTGTAACTGTGACATCTATTACCGGAATTTCAGGAAACATAACAAATTATTTTACTCTAGATACCGGTCAAAGAGACAATTACTATGATTGGTCTAAGATAGTTGTTGCTCCTGGATTTACATCAGGAAATATTCCAGGCGGTTTAAGTGGAACCGTAACAGTGTCTATGCAATATTTTGCTAGACCAACATCGGGAGTTCTTTCTGCCCCATTTACAATTGATTCGTATCCTTTAATTCTAGAACAAATTCCTACCTATACAAGTCCAGATACTGGTAAAACTATTAAACTTTCAGATTTTGTTGATTTTAGACCAGATAGGCTTGCTGATGGTACATTTTATCCAAATATAATGCCATCAAATAATAGCGTTAACTTTATAAGCGTTAACAGATATTTACCAAGAACTGATAAAATAGTTTTAAATAGAAATAAAGAGTTTAAATTAGTTCAAGGCATTTTAGATGTTACCGCACCGACTCCTAAAGACGATTCGAGTAGTATGACGCTGTATACTTTGTTTAGTCCACCATATACCTATTCTAAAGATGATGTTGCTATCAGAGTTCAAAATAACAAGAGATACACTATGGAAGACATAGGTAATCTTGAAAAAAGAATAGGTGCTGTAGAATACTACACATCTCTAAGTTTACTAGAACAAGAAGCAAAAAACACTGTTATAGAAGATGATAATGGAATAGACATTCCTAAGAAAGGAATATTGGTTGACTCATTCCGTGGTCATAACATTTCAGATGTAACAGACAAAATGTTTAATTCCGCTATTGATTATCAAAGTAACATTTTAAGACCAGCATTTCGTAGTAAAATTTACAGAATGGATATAGACAGCAGATTCCCTTCTTCGTCTTATATTTTGCCAGCACAAAGCACACCAGGAATTACCGCAGATAGAATTTACACTATTCAATATAATGAAATTCCTGGAGTTATTCAGCCTCTAGCAACAACAAGTAGAACAATAAATCCATATGGAATATTCAACTACTTGGGCAATCTAAAATTATATCCCGAATCAGATTTTTGGTTCTCAGATATAGTTTCTCCTTCAGTTCGTGTGAATATTTCAGGAGAAAATGATAATTGGTCATATTCTGTAAGAGGAACAGCAGGAGCAGAAGGAGGAAGTGGTCCAGGCAATTATTATGGGTTTGGAACACAATGGAATGATTGGGAAGCAAATTGGTTTGGAAAAAGTAATAATGATGAAACAAATCAATCACTAAGCAACAAAAATGTCGGTGACATGTCTATACAATCAAACACCGATAAAGCATCTTTATCTCTTTCAAAACTAACATCTCAAACTCCGGAATCAATAAATCAATATAGTGCAACAAGCACAATAAGTAAAGATTTAGATTTTTATGCAAGAAACATTTATGTGTTAGTTCAAGCAGAAGGTCTTAAACCATACACAACAATGTACGCATTTGTTGACGGAGATACAACCGCTTCTACAATTTACGAGGTAGTACAAGGAGCAACATCTGGCTCTTACAATATTGTAAGTTCTGTAGGTAGCATTGTTACTGATGGTGATGGTGGAGTAGGAAAAGATGCTACCAAATATGCAATTCTATTAAACCAAACTGGAAAAGTTAAAACTGGACAAAAACTGATTAGACTTTCTGATAGTGCAACAAACGATTTATCTCAAACAACAACCTGTGCGGAAAAAATATTCTATGCAGAGGGAACATACGGTAGTAGAGAAAACGATATTGTTAGTACAAGAAAAACATTTTCATATAGAGAAAGTGTGAATTCTCCAAATATAGAAACAGAAATATTTACAAAAAATACAGGTTCCTCTGCTACAACAAGAAGTAAAGTAAATCCTTTATCACAATCATTCTTTGTTGATCCAGTTTTGTACCCTAATGGTTTCTTCATAAAGAGTGTAAATGTTTGGTTTGCAACAAAAGATGGAAATTCTGGAACGCCAATAACAATGATGTTAAAATCAATGAATGATAATTATCCCCATCCATCAAAAGTTATGCCTCTTGGGGTATCAACTTTGTATTCTCGGGATATAACAACTACAGAATATGCGACGGGAAATGGAACAAAGTTTTCATTTACCTCACCAATTTACTTGGCTCCAGGTTACGAATATTCATTCTCATTTAAAACTAGCAGTCAACAATTTGCAATTCATACAGCAGTTGTTGGAAATACAATCTATAGACCAACAGAAGCAGATCCTTCTTATGCTGCAACAATACAGCCTAATGTTGGAAGTATGTTTAGTGCACAGGGGCAAAATACTCTAAACAGAGTAGAAACTGAAAGTTTGAAATTTACAGTAAACATCTGCGAGTTTGATACATCAAATTCGCCGGTTTTGAGAATTACAAATATACCAAATAATTATTACGGCTCCGAAAGCACGAATCCATCAACCGTAAGATTTCATATTCCAAATATGACTCCATCTGGAACATCAATCAATATGATAGAAGAAGGTATTTTGAGTAATGCTGGTAGCACTAGAATATTAGAAGGAAAAAATATTACTAGAAGAAATTCCGTTTCCGCAGATACAACTGGAATTGATCCGCTAACACAATTCACATCAGTTTATGCATATTTAACTACAACAAACAAATATGTTTCGCCTGTAATAGATTTAGATAGAGCATGTGTAGTATTTGTAGAAAATCAAATTAATAATAATAAAGTTGGTTCTTCTAATGATAATGGAGAACAAAGTCCAGACAATCGTTTGATTGATGGAAGTGCTCGTTCAAAGTCCAGGTATATTACCAAAAAGGTAAATCTAGAAAATTCGGCAACGCAATTGAATGTTTATTTAACAATGAGTAATCCGTATCCTTCGTCTATAGAAGTTTTTGCTAGAACTCTTCCAGATGAAACCGACTCTTCAATTTCTTTTGCAACAAGAGGATATACAAAAATGACGGCTTCAACCAATGCAAATACGGCAGAAGGAGAATATCAAGAAGCAAAATATTCTCTAACAGTTGATGACGAGAATAAATTTTCTACATTTGCCATAAAGATAGTATTTAATTCAAGCATAGAAAGTGTTATCCCATCCATCAGATCTTTAAGGGTAATAGCCACATGAGTCAAGAACGATTAAAAGTAGAAAATGAGCCAATATATAGAGACCTCGAAAGTGGTGCTTTAATTTACACAAATAAAATAGAAATACAAGAATATGAAAAGAAAAAAAGAAAAAGAGAAGCAAAAGAAAACTCTTTAAAAACAGAAATAAATACTATTAAACAAGATGTGGAAGACATTAAAAAAGCAATTAACAGTATGATAGAAACTATTACTAACAAAATAAAGGAAGGGTAATTAGATGTCAAATGGCATAACAGGAGCAAGTATTACAGCAGTTGCTTTAGATGCAAACGGTCATCTAATTATTACCATCACAGATTACTCAACTGATCCGGCTGGTTTAACTTATAATGTTGATGTTGGTTCAACAATAGGAAATACTGGCCCAACGGGAGCAACTGGCCCTCAAGGAGCAACCGGTGTTCCGGGCGCAACAGGTGTAACTGGAGCATATATTACTAATGCTACAGTAGTAGGAACAGGCAACCTTATATTTACTCTTTCAAGCGGTGTGACATTTAACGCAGGAAGCGTTGTTGGGCCAACAGGGCCTATGGGAGCAACTTCAACATGTCCTTCTTGTGTAGACCCACTAGGAGGAACCGGAGGGACAGCATACGGATGTGCTGACCTGATTAATATTGAAAAACTTGTTTTGTCGGACACATTCCAAACTTGGTATGACCGAACAAATCAAATCATTGACGCAGTTAATCCAATAAACATGTATGAAATTGCAGGATTGACTGGTATAGAAATAATAACAGGAAGAAGTAACTGTAATTATAATGGTGTTGTGGGCGTTGCTATAGCAAATGGGCCAGGATTAACTTACGGAACAACAACTACAGGCATTTATAATAGAAGATTATTTGTTGACCCTGCTTCCATGCCTCTAGTTTCTGGAATTTTTTCCGTCGCTAATAATGATATGTTCATTTTTAATGATGTTAGCGATACAACCAATGTTAATACTGGTACACCAAAAGCGGTTCTTGCAGAATACATGGTTCCGCCAAGATTAACTTTTGATGAATTAGAATTAAACGGCGATATTGTAATTAATGGTAATTTTACTATAGTTGGAAGTCAAAGTAGTGTAGGTACAAATGATGTTGTTATTGAGAGCAAAAATCTCAATTTAGCATATCAGCGTTCCGCACTAATGACAATTACAGGCCCCTCAGCAGCAATACAACAACTTTATCAGATTGGAATTATTGGTGCTTCTGCATTTTACGATGACTCTGCAAGTAGTCCCGGAACAACAGCAGGAACCATAGGAGTCGTTAAAAGTATTACAGGTCCTCAAAATGGTCTAACTGCTCAAGTTTCTGTTGGTTCAATTTTTACTTCAGGAAATCCTGATGATTTTCAAATCGGCGGAACAATTAGATTTGTTTCAGTAACGGGAACAACATTCTCTCTTCTTTCTGCCGATGGTTCAACCACAAATTTCTTTAGTGACGCAGACCTTGATGGTGCAGGAATAATTATTAAAGGATTGAGTGGTGACAAATACTTCACATGGGAAAATTGTAGCAACGCTTGGATATCAAACACAAATTTGGGTGTAGATAATGTTGGATTTATAACATCAAGAAATTTTAGAAATGTCTGTATTGCAGGAGATCAAAAAAACGAATTTAATTTTTACGGTGTAAGTGGTCAAAGTGGTCACACAACTTTAAGATTAGGACACGACCAATATGGTAAGTGGATGTGGTCACATGCACATAATCTTGATGGTTCTCCTTTACTTTTAAAGTACGCATCAACAACTGCATCAACCGAAGAGCACACCTTAGCAACAATTTATGGATTGACCACTGGGCCATATAACTTTATTTCTGTTGGCGGAACTGCAAATATGTGGGCCCAAGGATTCAATTCGGATTTCTTGGATGGGGCTGGTGCAACCACAGGAACTCCATACGGAAATATAGGAGAACCAAATGAAGGAATTTCTGGTTCTGTAGCATACAGCATACCAATATCAGATAGTCGTGGTAAAATAAATGCTAATTGGCTTGAATCAGATTCAAACAGAATTAGGGTTTATCAAACGGGTCACGGATTAACAAACGGTAACTGCATTATAAGAACACTTGGAGATGTTATGGGCCCAACCTCGGCGTATTATTCCGTGGCGAGTCCATATTCAACAAATCTTTCCGAAACAGTAGGCATTGTTGTTGAAGTTATAAATTCTAACGAATTTGTTTATGTTAATAGTGGTTTGGCTACTATACCTGTCCCTCCAGACATTTTACCAGGTGTTTCTTTATTGTTGGGCCCAAATGGCAGTCTAACCTCAGATATAGGAGATCAATCTTCTTATATTGAAAAACCTATGTTCATGCCTGTTGCAATAACAGGTTCTATAGGTAACAGAAAAGCAACCGGAATAGTACTATCTCAAGCAGGATTCCTAGTTGGAGGAGATGTAACAGACCAAATTTATGCTAGAGGTTTAGTTCCAGTTGGAACAATAATTCCTTACTCTGGCAATTTAAGCAATCTTCCGTCAGGAGTTTGGTTGCCCTGTGATGGAAAATCTGTTAGACCAGGATTATATCCAGAATTATATGCTGTAATAGGGGTAACAGCAGGAACAACGGAAGATCAAAAATACTATGCAGATGTTAAAGTGACAACTACTGCAAGTCAAAATTTTACAGATGAAGACGGAACAATTTCTGGACTTGAAGATTCTATTGCTTCAATGTACATTAAAGGTGGTACTAGAGGATTTGCAGCAGGAAATAACCCAATACTTGAACAGGGAGATCTAGTAAAATTAGCAGTTTACTCGAAAATCAGTAAATCTGTGGTTGCAAATCGAGATGCAAGAATTTGGTCTATAAATGGGCCATATGAACTCACCATAGCATTTAGGGTTTCAGTAGTTCAAGACGGGTATACAAGAGATCAATTTGTAGAGTTTTTAAACACAGTAAAAAGTGATAAAAATTACTCTATAAGATTGTATGGCCGACACCGAACAGATGCTCTATCGCTTTGGGGAACCACATTACTACCAGATATAAGAAGTAGAACAATATACGGTTCTGGCCCTGGTGGCAGCGAATACGATAATGGTTCTCAAATGGTTGCTGGTGACCTTGTTAATTCTTTAGGATATTCTATAGGAGAAGATGGATATCCTAAACCTCTTGGTGGGGACGAATACGGTAGTCTAACTGGAAACAATGGAGTAACAGGATATAGTTACACTCCAGGTATTGTAACAAACTATGTTATAAGAGCAACTCCAGAAATTAACGCTTTAATTATATCAGGTCACAACCATGATGACAGATATGTTCGTTTAGATGTTTCTCCTCAACAAGAATTGCATGTTTCTGGAACTACTGCCACCAACAGAGCAAATGCTCGCTACAATATTCAAGCACTTTCTCGTGAAACAGGCGATACTCATGTTGGTGAATTTGGTATAACTTTTAATTCGCTCGGTCAATATAATTTTTATTCTGCAACATCTGGAGATGTATCTGCTTCTGTTAAAATAGAAAACCCTTATGGGTGGTCTAAACTAGTAATGTCTGGAGTAACAGGAGGATATATTGATATCAAATCTTCTAATCGTTCAGATTATGATTTAAGAATTATAGGTGGTTACTCTGCGGACGGTTACACAGGAAATCAAACTTGGTTGATTTCTGGTATAGGAAACGATTTGAAACTCGTTGTTGATGGCAACACGGGAGTTTCAAGAGAAACTGGAATTTATGTAAAGAGCGGAACAGGTTCTGCTCGTGGTAATGTTGGTATAAAAACAGATTCACCCACACTTTCATTAGAGGTTAGAGGTTCAGGAGTTAAACTTGGGCCTAGTTTGTATTCGGGAAATACAACCAATCCTGCACCATCATGGGAAGAAATCCCAACAGAAGGAATGTTTCAAGGAGGTATGTTTAATACCACAGGATTAACAACTATTTCCATAGATTTTACAATAAATTCTTCAACATTTCCTAACAGTCCAAGCGGAGTTTATACTGTAGATCCTGGAACAGGAATAGTAATATCTTCAGGAAAAACAGTTATAATTGAAACTGGTTACACTTGGAAAATAATATGAGGATTCATTATGTCAGAATTAAAAGTAGATACCGTTAAAACACAAAATGAAAATAATTTAGTAGTAACCGAAAAACTTTCTGTAAAAGATTTTAGCGGAACGCAAAGTTTATTTACAGCAAGCAGAGAAAATGGAATTAAACTTTTTGGTCCTGTTTATTTCGGAAATTCTCAACACGATAATTCTTGCGGCAAACCAGGAGAATTACTTTTTGGCAATGGAGCAACAAATTCGCCAGAATGGAGATCTGTTCCAGTACCGCCCATAATAAATATACCAGGAAATACTATGGTTCAAATTTTGATTGATTACAATGGATTTTGCCCAACAGACACTAGACCCAGACCAGTTATACCAACAGTTGATCAAGTTCAAGACTGGTATTATTGTGATGGTACTAATGGCACACCAGATACAAGGATAACAAATCCATTAACTCAAGAAAAAGATTTTCCCGTATTTGATGCTAATTTAAGAGGAGATTATGTGAATGCTGATTGGGAAAATGTTTGTCAGTATACAAAATCAATTGCATACATTATGAGAATATAAAATGTCAGAAATAAAAGTAAACAAAGTTAGTTCTGCGTTAAATCCTTTAAAGGTAAGTGTAGAACCAGGATTGGAAGTTAAAAATACCAGTCTATCTGAAGACAACCAAACAAGTTTTGTTGCAGATTCTTCCGGCGTTAAATTTTTGGGCCCAATTTTTGTTGGTAACGAAGCGTCTAACACAGCAGGAATTAAACGGCAAGTTTTATCCTCTAGAGGAAAAAATTTATCACCACAATGGGTAGATGAACCTAATTCTTTGTGTGGAGATAGACCATTAATAGGCACTTTATGGGGAGTCGGAGCAAATAACACCGGTCAACTAGGACAAGGAAACACCGTTCCAACTTATACGAATTTTAAACAAATTGCAGGAACTGGTGTATGGATAAGCATTTCAGCAGGTGGCGGTCACACCTTAGGAATAAAACAAGACGGAACTTTATGGGCTTGGGGTCTTAACGATAAAGGACAATTAGGAGACAATACAACTACAACAAGAACTTCTCCTGTAAAAATTGGTTCAGAAACAAACTGGTCTAGAGTTTTTGCAGGTTTGGGATTTAGTGCAGCCGTAAAAACAGATGGAAGTTTATATGTTTGGGGTAGTAATGATTGGGGACAACTTGGAACAAACAGACCGATTACAGACACTCAAAAAATACCAGTTAGAGTTGGAACAGATTTCTGGCAACAAATAGAAATTGGTATAGCAAGTATAATTGGTATAAAACAAAATGGAACTTTGTGGGCTTGGGGTCAAAATAGTTTTCAGTCTTTAGGATTGAACACAACAACTACAACCATAAAAGTTCCAACACAAGTTGGAAGTGATTCGGATTGGTTACAAGTTTCACAAGGAAATAGTCATGGAATGGGGATTAAAACCAATAAATATCTTTGGGGTTGGGGCTCAAACTCACAAGGACAATTAGGAGATAGCACTACAGTAACAGCAACTACACCAAAATTAATAAGTAATTCTTTTTGGAAAGAAATTAATTGCGGAAATCAGTTTAGTGTTGGTATACAAGACGATGGAACTTTGTGGTCTTCTGGTAGAAATTCAACCTCACAACTTGGTGTTCCTTCTTCGGGGCCAAATGATAAAAAATTAAGTTTTGAAAAAGTAGGAACCGACGATAACTGGGATTCAATATCTTGCGGGGATGGATGTTGTGTTGCTTTAAAACTTTCTGGAACAATGTGGGTTTGGGGTTTAAATGATAAAGGACAATTAGGAACAGGAAATACTCAAACTATAACCACACCCACACAAACAGGAAAATCGGTTGTTTGGGCTCGTGCAACAATGTCAATTGCTATCGGATTTATGATTGGGATAGGAAATGAACTATTGGTTGTTCCTATTGGAACTATTGCTCTTTTTATTAGAACAGGGTATACAGATCTAATAAACACATTAACTAACTCCGATTTTTTGGATGGATGTCCAAATGGAACTCCTTGTGCTCCAAATCCTCCTCCAGCACCACCTCTAGGTTGGAAATATTGTGATGGAACAGATGGAACTCCAGATTTAAGATTTTATCCAAATCCTTTAGATGAAGGAAATTATACTTTTCCTCCTTTATTCGGATATTCAGAAATAGATCCTACCGGTTGTGGAATTATTCCTGGCAGTAGAGCAGGACAATTGTGTTATATAATTAAAACAGAAATGGCGTAATCATGTCAGAATTAAGAGTAAATAAAATATCTTCAACAAGCGATAACAAAGAATTGATTGTTAATTCTGGAATAGCGGTTGGTCAAACTGGAGAAACATATTTTGAAGTTCTTGATACTGGTGAAATAAAAGTAAACAATACTTTTTTTGTTGGTTCCCCTACAGGAAACACTCATGGAGATGATTTTCAACTTCTAGTGTCAAATGGTCCAACAGAACCTCCATATTGGAAAACTTTTAGGTTTGATTGTCCAGCAATAAGTAACAATATACCGGCAGACAGCATAACATTTTATTTTTTAGAAGGATTTTATGCATGTGAGTTTCTTTATGGAACTCCTTGTTCTGGTGCGACAATACTAGCATTACCAGAACCACCAGATGGTTGGTTATGGTGTGATGGAACTAATAGTACTCCAAATTTAGTTTTTTCTTTTTCTCAGTGCAATTGTGGAACAGATCCAGATGTTTTTGCTCAAACTGGAGACTCTAGAGTTTGGTCATTGATACCTATGATAAAATTATAAAGGATAATTTATATGTCAGAATTAAAAGTAAACTCGATAAAAAGTTTAGACACTAACGGAGTAAGAATAGATAGTCCAGTTGGTATAAACACCACTCCACCATCAAAAGGATTAAATGTTAGTGGTAGAGTTTCTGTGATAGATAATGGTCTTGAGGTGGTAACTGTAGTTTCTGAAAATTATGGTGTAAAAATAAAAGCACCACCAAGTAATAAAAATTCAGTTCTACAATTTACAGAAAATGATGGAGTAGCAGAGCGAGCATTTATTGCTGCAAATAACAATAATGATTTGATTTTTAACACTGGTGCTACAGCAGCCATCATAACTGGTGCTGGATTATTTGATTGTTTATATCAGTCGCTGTTTAGAGGTAATACTACATTTCAAAGCACATCTCAATTTCAAGGTCAAGCAACTTTTAACAGCAATGTTATTCCAAAAACTGCTGGTGTTCCTTCTGCAAATGAAGATTTGGTGAATCTTGCTTACATTAAAAGCATACTTTTTTCTCCAACAATAGTTAAAACCTTTTCTACTTTTGGTGGTGTAAACAATGCTGGTCAGGGAGGTTGTTGTGCATATTATCCTGGAGCAGCAAACACTAGAAGTTTTACTGAACCGCTAGTAGGAAAATGGGCGGTTGTAGCATTTTCTTTTGGTGTTAGAGGATGTTCTTGTTACGACAACGAGCAATTTCATTTTCCAATAGATGATTCTAAAGTATTTTTTGTTGAAAATAACAGTATTAGAGATGTGATTGTGACTAATAGTTATTTTGGTAGTGTTTACAATGTGTTTGGATTTGCAGTAAAGGTTGGGGTGTAATGTCAGAAATACAAGTTAAAACCATAAAAGGACTAGGAACAGCAGGGATAACAATTAAAAATCCTGTAGGATTTGATGATATTGCTGCACCATCAAACGGAATTTCTGTTAATGGTGTTATTTCTGTTGTAAATAGCGGGGTTCAAGTTGTTACTGTTGAATCTGAAAATTTTGGTATTAAAATTAAAGCCCCGCCACAAAATTCTGGTTCTATACTGCGGTTTGCAGATAATAGTGGTAATGATAGAGCAGCAATAGTTGCATCTTTTGAAAAAGAATTGATGTTTGAATCGCAGGGAGTAACCGGAGTGGTTATGAATAACCAAGAATTGTTTGAAACAAAATATGCTTCACAATTCAGAAATACCAGCACATTGGCAGGAGAAACTCAATTTTTAGAACAATCCACATTTTCATTGCCTCCGAAATGTTCGGGAACACCAATTTTAGATGAACATTTAGTAAATCTAAATTTTTTAAAATTATGGTATTTATTTTCTCCTGAAAGAGTTAAACTGTGGTCTTATTTTGGAAATGTAGAAAATACAGGACTTGCTATACCAAAAGTTCCAAGTGGCAAACGAAAAGGAAAATGTTGCTGTGGGTGCGGTTCATATCCTGGAAGTAGAAATCCTGGTGATTATAAAACCATTCTCACGGGAAAGTGGACAATTGTTGCTTTTGGAATCGGAAAAAGAAGTTGTTCTTGCTATGATAATGAAGAATTTCATTTTCCAATAGACGATTCTGCTGTTTGGAATTTAGAAGACAATTCTGTTTATAACACAATATCGGGGAAAATGCCTGGTGTTAGCCTTTATAAAGGGTTTGGATTTGCAATAAAACAGTATCCATCATTGTAAATAATAAATAATTAGAGGTAAAATAAATGTCAGATTTAAAAGTAAATTCTTTAGAAGCAGCCGCAGGTGGGTTTATAATTTCTCGCTCTGTTATAAAATGTAATACGCCACCAAGCGATAATAATGATTTAACAAACAAAACTTATGTTGATAATGCGCTTTCTGTTGTTAGTAGTGGCGCAGTAAATACAGGTTATGTTGATACTAGAGATCAATTTTATTATGATCAAGTTTCTCAAAACTTTGTTAATAAAACAAACAGTATTTCCGAAATTATAACCGGAGTTAAAACATTTCAAGATTCTCCTCTTTGTTCTGTGCAACCTAGCACGGCATCTTCTCTGACAAATAAACAATATGTAGATCAAGAAATTGGTTTAGGTGTTAATCAATCTAAGGCATATGTTGATGCTCAATTGGAAGCAACACTTTTGTCTACAGCAGATGCTATTAAAAAAATAGTTTTACCCAATCAAAGTGTAGTTTATACAGATCCAGACACAGGACAAACATATACAGGGCCAGCAGAAGTTTTAGGAGATGGCTCTACTCCTATTGCGATGATTGGTAAAAGTGGAATTTCCATAACAGGAGGAACAGCCATAGTTGCCTTCACAAAACCTGGAGGAGTTTTGGTTGAATCTGAAGTTAATACTATTACTATTGATAATAGAACTAGTTGGATTGTTTTTAATGGTGTAGGAGGATTAATTAGCAGAAGCGGTTCCAATATGGAGGTTTCTAGAACCAGCAACGGAACTTACACTATAACTCATAGTGCTGTGGGCGGAACTAGCGCGGGAATTTTAACATCTTTTAGCGGCAGAGTGAGCGGAAGTATAGTAACCACACCTCAAATTTTGGCTAGGAATACTGGAATAACTGGTGTGCAGATTATTACAAGATCAGGAACTGTTGCTACAGATTTTGATGATTTAATCACAGTTCAAATAATGGGATAATATGTTTGATACAAAACTACAAGAGTATATTGAAAATCAAAACAAAGCCTATTATTTTCATTCAGAAAAAAATACCAATTGTAAAATTAATGATTTGAGTGAACAACTAGAAAAAAAAATACAAAAATTCAGCGAACAAATAAAAGAAGAAATAAAAGAATCAGTAATATTTTCCAAACAACACACAGATAATCTTTATAAAAATGTAGAATCTTTTATACCAAACATAAGCGACGATTTTTTTATTGGTTCTATTATATCAGTATCAGTAGTTTGTTCACAAGAAGAAGCAGATATTCCATATCTTAATAATGGAATTAAAGTTAATAGTATACTAAACAATATTTACATGTACGAAAAAGAAAATGTTCAAAACCAAATTTTTTATTGGTTTTTTGGTAAAGAAAATAATGATTGTTCATATGTAAAATTGCCTGGTGTTTGGAAATTTAGAGGAATTTGTGGTGGATTTAGTAATGAAGTAGTTGGGTTCAAATACTATCTTGCACAAAGGGTAAAGTAATGGCAGTAAGTATCAATCACGATATGGATCAAGGCTCAAATTTTGCGTTTAGCATTTCTGCTAAAGATAGTTCGGGTAATCCTGTCAGTTTGTCTGGCAGCACAGCCTATTGTCAGATGCGTAAATATTACACCTCAGAAACTGCCATATCCCTAACAACTTCTCTTACGGGAGGAACAGGAAACATTATAGTTTCTTTGGGCCCTACAGGAACTGCCGCTGTAAAACCTGGTGTTTACTTTTACGATGTGGAATTGCATTCCGCAAACGGAACGCAAGTTCAGCGTCTTGTTCAAGGAATGATTACTGTTTATCCTGAAGTAACCAGAATCTAATGTGCTTTCCTGATATTAGTGTTGTAGTTGTTGGAGGGACTTCTACAGGCCCTGTGTCTTCAGTAAACATTTCTCCAGGAACTGTGTCTTCAGTTTCTGTTTCTACTGGTCTTCCTAATCCAGTTTCATCGGTTGGTATTTCATCTTCTGGGTTGGCTACTCCAATTTCAATGGAGCAAGCCGCGTTGTATGTTGGGGCTCAGGGGTCACAAGGAGTTCCAGGTGCTACAGGTCCTCAAGGAGCAACTGGCCCTAAAGGAGATAAAGGAGATAAAGGAGATACTGGAGAGAGAGGTGCTACAGGGCCCGCTGGTTCTGGTGAAGGAGGAGTAGGTGCTACAGGAGCAACTGGCCCTCAAGGTGTTCAAGGAGTTACAGGAGCAACTGGCCCTCAAGGTGTTCCAGGAGAACAAGGAATTCCTGGTGCTACAGGCTCTCAAGGTGTCACAGGATCGACTGGTGCTACAGGCTCTCAAGGTGTCACAGGAGCAATAGGATTCCGATATCTATACACTTCTTCAGGAACAGGACAAAGTGCAAACGGTGGGGTTAATTTTGGAGCAGGGTATATGTCTGGCAATTATGGAGTAGCAATACCCCACGGCGAATCAAATACTCTATTTCTTCCTGCAACAGATTACAGTAATTCAGATCGTTCAAATGTTTATGAATTTTTTGATTCTCTGCCTGGAACAGGAATTGCTGGATATCAAGGACATCTATATGTGCAAAGTATGCAACGAGATTTGATATCGGTTTATAGAATTGGAAGTATTAGTAGAATAGGCCCCTATAGTGGTGCAACAGCATGCTATGTGTTTAATTGGAGTTCTGGACAAGAAGGATCTGCAACAGGTTCAGTGGCAGATGGAGTATTTGGAGAAGGCGAATTATTTGCAGTGTATTATGTTCCTGGTGGTCAACAAGGAGCACAGGGAGCAAAAGGCAGCGATGCAACAATAACAACTTTAGATGGCGGATTGCTCAATATAGCAATACCGTAAACTTTTATGCCTGAAATTCAAATATCATTAAAGAAAGCAACACAAGATCCAACATCCGCATCGGGGTTAACCCTTGCGGAACCAGTATTCAATTCATCAAATAATACTTTTTGGATGGGCAAAGGAACAGGAAGTGCTCCAATATGGATTGGTGCAGGAATATCCGCATCAAGTGGTGTTATTGCTTCAGGCAGTCAATATTTAATTCCTACAGGAAGTGCGATAAAAGATTATATAAATCTAAATCTAGTTACAAGTGTTAACGGGCAAACGGGTTCTGTAACAATTCCTCAAGGTTCAACTGGCCCTCAAGGCGTTCAAGGCAACACAGGTGCTACAGGAGCAACTGGCCCTCAAGGTGTTCAAGGAGTTACAGGAGCAACTGGCCCTCAAGGTGTTCAAGGAGTTACAGGAGCAACTGGCCCTCAAGGTGTTCAAGGAGTTACTGGTGCTACAGGAGCAACTGGCCCTCAAGGCGTTCAAGGCAACACAGGTGCTACAGGAGCAACTGGCCCTCAAGGAGAAATTGGCCCTCAAGGCATTCAGGGTGAAAGTTTTTACTTTAGAGGCCCTTATGGTGGTTCGGAGATTGTTTATAATCTCAATGATGTAGTTACATTCAATGGCAATTCTTATATTTGTTTAACTAATAGTCTTACTGGCTCTCAACCAGATTCTTTAGTGGGTTGGGATGTATTTGTAGAAAAGGGTTCAACTGGCCCAACAGGAGATACGGGAGCAACTGGCCCTCAAGGAGAAACTGGCCCTCAAGGAGCAACTGGCCCTCAAGGAGCAACTGGTGCTCAAGGCATTCAAGGAGTTACAGGACCTCAAGGAAATACAGGAGCAGCAGGTCAAGCCGCAGACCTCGGATTTGTGATTGCGATGGCAATAGCCCTATAAATATGCAGGAGAACCTATGAAGAAACTACTAGGACAAGACGCATCAGGCACATACGCCTTCAATCCAACTGCAAAGACAGTCACCTTTTCAGGTCTGTCTCAGCAGATTACATTGGCTAACATTCTTTTGATTACCAATGTAACCGCCAACACTATTATCTACAATTTTGCTAGTTCATCCACAGGAGCAGTAAGTTTTGCCAACAATGTGCTGACTCTAGACTACGACACCACATCCATGAGTTCCACAGATGTTCTGCAAATCTACCTTGACCTTGCAGGCGAAGAGTCACTACACGATCTCCTTCGCCGCATGAACAAACTGCTGGAAAGCAATGCTGTTGTTGATTCTCGTTTGCGCCAAAAGGTCGTAATAGAAGCAATCGGAACTAACTTGGCAGCACCAACCGAAGTTAACGCAACTGTTCCTGTTTCGGGAACTGTTACAGCCACAGCCAATGTGAACAATGCTGTAACCGCTACAACATTCAACAACTCAGCAGTAAATCCATACACCCTGTCAACATCACAGGTAGTAGGATTGGTTTCAGAAGGTCCAGTTCATCAATTATGGCGTGTAGCCAATGACGCTCAAGCCTGCTACGCTCAAGCAATTCGGTCTAAACTCTCATTCACATAATAGGAATACACAATGCCAGTAACCAATCTACTAAAGACACAAGTTGACCAACCCGTATTTGAATGGATGCGTTTTGCTCCCACAGCAACCGCAACACTATCGGCTTTAGCAGGATCAGACGATCTTGGTGGTCGTTATTTTTATTACATAGTTGCACAAGCCCTATGGCGTTATGATACTTATTCGGATTCATGGCAGGAACTTGCTCCACCCAATACAGCACCAGCAACAGTTCTTGCAATGAAATATTCTAAGAATTCTGGTTATCGTGGTCACACCATTTCTGCAACTTCAAACACCATAACTGTTGCAGGATTTAGTCGTCACGCTCACATTCCTGGCGGAATTAAAATTCGCATCATTGCAGGCACAGGTGCAGGACAAGAGAGAACTATTACAGAAGTTGCTGACGCGGTAATTGCGGATTATGGTATCGCTACCACAGCAACCACTTCAACGATTGGTGATTCTACTAAGCGTTGGCGTGTAAATCAATGGGACGGGTATCAGTGTCGTCTAACTTACAGCACAGGTCAAAGTCAGATTCGTAGAATTCTTTATAACGACACAACAACCTTAACTTTTTCAGATGCAAACTTTCAAGCCATTGATTCGTTTAACAACACAGGCTTTTCAATTGTGTCTCCGTATGCTGCTCCTGTAACTACAGCAGGTTCACAAACTCATTTTGTAATTGAGTCTGCACAATTAACTGTAGATACTCCTTGGACGGTTACACCAGATCAGTCTTCAATTTATCTGATTGTTTCTGGCGGATTGTGGCTACTATCATCTTCCGCATCATCTCCTTGGACAACATGGCAGTTTTACGATATTTTATCAGATACTTGGCAAAATAAAACTCCAACTAGCGGTCATTTAGGTGCGGCTCTAGCAACAGATGTCTCTATTGACAAAATAGGAGAATTTGCAGGAGCAAGCATTTCAGGAAATACTGCCACTGCATCAACAATTAAAACTTTAGTTGATAGTGGCGCAACAATGGCATATGATCGTTGGGCAAACTATCAGTTGCGTATTGTTTCGGGCCCTGGCATAGGACAACGCCGCCGAATTGTTGGTAATACCGATACCACATTTCATATAGATCATAATTGGGATGTGGCTCCAAGTGCAACATCTCAGTATTCAGTATTTCCTAATACAGATATGATTTGGATGATAGGCAACGGTTCTTCACAACTACACGGATATTCTGTTGAGAGAGATCTGTGGTTTAATGGTCATATGAGTGATTACGGTATTTCAAGAAACATTTCTATTACTCCTGTATCAACAACGGGATATTTTCCGCCACACGAAGGATACGCTGCCACAAACATTATTTTCAACGGAACTGGAGTGCTTGCGGTAACTGTTCTGCAAGGTGGAACTGGATTTACCGCAGGAGAACTATTGAATCTTATTACCACAGGTTCGGGTGCTCAGGTTTGGGTTACAAGTGTTACAGGGCCTCAAGGAGCAATCAATACCATTGAACTGGCTGCTTGCGGAACAGGATACACATCAACCGTATCCACATCAATCCTTAACGGTGGCTCGGGGACAGGAGCATCAGTTAATGTGGTTTCTGTGGGTAAGAATGCTCTGATAAATGTGGCAACCAACCACGATTTTCGTGGCCCATCAAGTGGAATCCCTATGGAATATGTCAGCATCACAGGCTGCTCTGCTGGTGTGGATTCCTCGTTCAATAATACCTTTGGTGTTATTGGTGTTCAATCGTTAACTGGCTTTTATATTGCTTGTCCAAACGCTGCGGCATCGCCAACAGGAACTACATTCCATAACACTTTACTCATGGTTGATTCTGCACAAAACTGGACAACCAATGAACATGTTGGAAAACTTTTGATGCTTCAAACAGGCGGAACTGCTTCGCCAACACTTCAAGTTCGTAGAATTATTTCCAACACTCAAAACGCTCTAGGATTAACAGGTGCAATAACCGCACCTACTAACGGAACAAGTCGTTACATTATTCAAGAGCCTCGTGCTTTTGGTGCAATGCTTGTGAACAAGCGGTCAGGTAAGGAACCAACAGGTTGGGCAACATCTGCCACATCAACTACCCTTGTAGACACATCAAAGGACTGGCTCCCAAATCAATGGGTAAACTGTCGTGTAAGAATTACTTGCGGAACAGGTGCAGGGGGTGAAGCAGTTGTTATCACAAACACACGAACCACACTTACTGTGGCATCTTGGCCCAATGGAACACCAGATGCAACATCCGAGTATGATATTGGAGACTCGTATGGATTTGTTACAACCGCAGGAACCGGAGTAGCAACCATTACCGATGCCAACAAAAATTGGCCAACAAACTCCTTGGCAGGCAAGCGTATTCGCTTTATTGGTGGAACAAATATTGCTAACGAATATTCAATCGTATCTAATACTGCAACGGTTATAACTATAGGCTCTTCTATTACAACAGACACTTCTTCAATTTATGTGATTTATGAGCCACCTATTCGTTCCACAGGAACCAATTTAACTTGGCTGTTTGGTTTAACAGACACAGAGAAGCAAGGTAAATTCTTGATTTCTCCTCGTGGTGGTGGTTCTAACATCTTTGATCTGTATGACATCACACAAAATAGATGGGACATCACACCGTTCTTCTCTCCCATGTCAACAACTGTAACCACAGGTTCCATGTATACCTATGATGGTGGAGATAATTATTACTTCACGAAAGATGCAACAGGTCGTGTCTATCAATTAAACATGAATACATTTGCGGTTAACGCAGCCGCAACGACTCCGTATGCACACAGCACCGCTATTCTTGGAAATCGTATGGAAATTGTGGAAACCGTAGACGGATTGAAGTATCTGTATATCATGCGTCATACAGGTCAGGAAATGTGGAGAACTCTCAAGTTCTGGTAATAGTATGTTGTGTTCCGTAGGCGGCTAGCCAAACTGCATCCACAACATCACTTACCGGATTGCCTATCTTACCTTCTCGTCCTGCTAAACGGGCTTGCATATCTACACCGAAACGCTGCTGAAATGCCGCATGCATTTTTTCTTTATCGGCATTTCCTTTGCCTGTTGCCCATTTTTTAAGAACGGTTGGGCCCACCACCGAGAACGGTATTTTAAGATTCCACAGTTTCCATTTTAATAATCCAGCGTTCTCTCCGATATGGAAAACACGCCCTTTGGCTCCAAGAGCATAGTCCTCTATCATTACTTGGTCGGACGCACCAGCGAGGCTTATAGCCCATTCTGAGAGCCCCTGATAGCGTTCCTCAGGTGTCGTCCAAGCAGGATATTCCCATCCTTTTATTAAAAAGTTACCAAATTTAAAATCACCTAGAAACTTTTTAGTCGAAGTAAGATAATGGGCTTGGTAGGATAGCCCGCCGTCTGTGGTTACAGCAACACACGGCGAGCATAACGAATAGTCAATTCCTACAATTTTCACCCCATTATTTATGGGGGTCAGTTTGCCACGAGGTCTACGATTTCGCATGAGTTAGCCGAGCAAGCGTAGGTTTGAGTGCCTGCGGTATTATCTTCCTTTTCATACTTGCTCAACTCAGTCCAATCCACATCCTTAGGCATACGCAACACAAAGGCTTCGTATTCCTCCTTGGTGCAGTCCTGATATGGAGCCTGCTTGTAGGAGTGATCCGAGTGCGGCAGGAACGAGATGCCTGATACTGAATCCAAGTGCTTATAGACCCATGCACCAACCTCTACCCATTCGTGTTCCTTGACGGTAACGGTGATACTTGGCTTGTGTTCGCACCAATGATTCTGATAGGTGAGCCACAGATCAAGATGCTCAACAGCAGTCATATCGTTTCGTGTGATGCAGCCCTTGGGTGACTTCATCGGAAACGAGAACACCATGACCGAATCGGGCTTCATGGCACACGGCTCTGCGGGGAAGCCCTTGTCCAACATGAATTGACACAGCGGGTCTTTGCGATCTGCACGAACGGTGCGAATGTAATACGGATTGTGACGAGCGTGAATGCCTGAAGCAGCATCCGTCAACTGCGATACGGTTCCGCTTGGCTTCACACAACTAATCGCTGCGGCAGGAGAAATCTTAAGTTTGTTTGCCCACTTTGCGTTTGTTTCTACAGCATGTTCACGAAGATCGTTAAGCATATTGTGTAGACCTTCACGATTATCTCGCATGATTGGGTTATCCAAGATACCTGTGAGAGACACACCAAGCAGGGCTTCTTCGGTGCAGTTCTTGCGCCACTCGCTTGACAGATAACGGAAGTCTACAAGACTAGCCTGCCATGTGCCAAGAATTGCGGCAAGACGAACCTTACGCTTCAGAGTTTCTTCCGTATCTTCTCTGCGAACCACAACCTCGCTGAGATTGCAGAACTCACGATCACGAAGAATAATCTCGGAGCAAGGATTAGTTCCGAACTCATGGTTTGGATCACGACGATCACCCAACTTCGCAACAGTTCGCTTGGCAGCATCACGATTAAAGATGCCACGCTCGCCTGACTTAGAGTTGTAAAGTGATAGCCATTCTTCCATGAATGTTCCAACTTCAGGACGCTCTTTATAGACAGCAGAGTTGTTAGCCAAGGCTCGCTGTGCGTTGGCTTCCCACCATGCACCCGTCTTGGCTCCACGCATACGCTCATCGTTCAGATCAGATAGAGAAATGAGAGCAGAACGACGAACGCCACCAACCACAACAATCTCAGCAATCTTGCAAACGATATCGTGAACCTCAATAGAAGTCAACTTGCGTCCCGCTGCCTTCTTGAAAGTGTCAACACAGAAACGGAACAGGTCTTCAAGTGGTCTTGGGCCAGATGCTCTACCACCGAAAGTCTTTAGTCTTGCGCCAGCACCACGAACCTTTGAAGTATCCCACTTTGGAATCTGACCGCCAACAAGCAGCGACATTAGTTCCTTGTATGCCTTTGCCCAACCAATCTTGCTGTCCTCAACAACAATTACAGTATCGCTATCGCTGAACTCTTCTGCAATGGTTGGCAACTTGTTTACAAACTGCTGCTCAACAGAGAAGCCCACGCCCGTACCGCACATGAGGATATACAGGATTTCATCAAACGCACGAAGACGATTGAGTGCAACGAACGCACAGTTGTAGCCCGCAACATGGTCACGCTCAAGTGCTTCGCCTGCTGTCATCAAGGCTCGCATGGAAGGCATCACTTCAAGATTTAGAACAGCGGTTTCTAGTTCGCTGCGTGTTGCTTTATCCACCTTGTATCCACACTTGGTTTCAAGATGCTTCTCAAAGAAATTAAAATAACGAGCAACAGTTTCTTCCCATGTTTCTCTGCGATTCTTTTCGGGCATCCATCTTGAATACCTCGAAAGATGAATGAAAGATTGGTAGGCCGTGGGCAATCCGTTGAAGTCACTCATTGTATTTCTCCTAGTTATAGTGTTCCTGTATGTAGGAACCACAAGACTAATTTAGCACATCTCTCCCATTAAATCCACAATAGACTGTGGATTTTGTTTGTGTGCATTAACATTTTTTGCGTTCACATTCACAACATCAAGTTTAAATTCTGGCATGCTTGCAAGTAAAGTATATTTCCCGTCTTTGCCTTGCTGTTTCCACTGTAAATCAGAATGCTTTGGATAAGCAATGCTCCAATTTACTGTGGAATTTTTTAATTCTTTCTTTGCGGTTTTGTTGAGAGGCATAATATACCGAAATTGTTTACCTTTAATTCGGCGTATGCCTTTGCTGTGCATAAAGTCTGGAGTCAACCAAAACACTTTAGATTTTCCTAACAATTTTGCATTTTCTTCGCACAGAGATTTGCTTGTTCTTGGATGAATTTTTTCTCCGTCTGCTCCGATGTAAACATCCGTCCAAATAAACCCACCGTATAAGAAATTTGCAGACTGATACACATATCCAGGCTTTCCCACAATTCCGTCTGCCCAAGTATACAAAAACTTTTTGTCGGGCGTATTCTTTCTCATCCAGCCAATAACAGCGGAAAGCATTTGAGATTCCGAATTTCTTGGCATGTCAGGAGACATACACATCTTACCAATTTCGTAATAATCGGCTGAAGTGCAGTTTGGAAATAGTTTTTTAATTGTGTGAAGTGGCTGAGTTCCCCATCCTAAAGTTAGAACTCCCACAAGTTTGCCGTCTGTGTGTACACCAAGATAATGCTTGGTTAAACGCGGCATCACTTTAGAGTAGTGATGGGTTTGAACAAACACTACCGCTGAAGATTTTGATATTTCAAAAATGGTAAAATTGTATTTCATACAAATAAAAACTCACAAGGGAGTTCCTTAGTATAGCATGAATTTTTCGTGTGTCAATCAATCCCAACGAACATTTTGAACTGCATCACAAGCAGCAGCACGGGTGGATTCCTGCCCGTCCCAAATTACAGCAAGAATTTCTGCTTCTTTCTGATTTGAAATAGTCCGAATGCTTTCTATATGTGCTCGGATTGCATTTGCTTCGGCATCAGACAGCAATCCTAGAGCAGCGTTTCGTTGCTTGTATTCAGGAGCACCTTCTAAAATTAAATCTTTGGCACGATTACGAATGGTTTGAAGTTGATTATTTAAACAAAAATCAAATACTCTTTCGTCTATTGTGTAAGACTGTCCTGTTTCTTCATCATATATTACTTCTTTAATGAAAGTCATTGTTGATCCTTTCTATCAGAGTGCCTGCCATTGAAATGTTGGAAGAATATAAGTGTTTGGATTAAATTCCTGCCAAGCAAAAGTTACTCCTGCTGCACTAATTGAACTAGGTGCTGTAAATCCAGAAGTATCTACTATTGGATTATAGAATCTGTAACCGCTTGTGTGATCTGGCGAACCCATAGGGTGCATA